AAGAGGTAAGAATGAATACACTGCTACTGAAGTCCACTGGTCAGAAGTACCTGGTAGGGATGCTAAGTGGAAGGAACAGACTATTAAGAACACATCTGAGCAACAGTTTAAAGTTGAGTTTGAATGTGAGTTCTTAGGATCTGTTGATACACTTATTAGTGTAGTTAAATTACGCAACCTTGTCTTTGAAGATCCAATACAAAATAATGGAAAGGGATTGGTAATATATGAACAGCCCGTAAAAGGGAACGATTATATTATTACGGTTGATACTGCGAGGGGGATTGATCATGATTACTCTTGTTTCATTGTTTTTGATATTACTACATTCCCACATAAGACTGTAGCAAAGTATAGGAATAATGAGATTAAACCTATGCTATTCCCATCCATTATAATGGATGTTGCTAATGCTTACAACCAAGCATATGTGTTGGTTGAGATAAATGACATAGGAGAACAGGTAGCATCTATTCTTAACTATGATTTAGAATATGAGAATTTATTAATGTGTGCTATGAGGGGTAGGAATGGTCAGCAAGTAGGATCAGGATTTTCTGGTAGTAAGACATTGATGGGTGTCAGAATGACAGCAGCAGTTAAAAAACTAGGTTGTTCCAACTTGAAAACTTTAATGGAAGATGATAAAATAGAAACACATGACTATGATATTATAGCAGAACTAACAACCTTTGTACAAAAGAAACAATCATGGGAGGCAGAAGATGGTTGCCATGATGACCTTGCAATGTGTCTTGTTATCTTTGCTTGGTTAGTAGCACAAGACTACTTCAAGGAAATGACTGATACAGATGTTCGTAAACGCATCTATGAGGAACAGAAGAATCAAATTGAACAAGATATGGCTCCGTTTGGATTCATATTAAACGGTGTTGAAGATGAAGATGAGTTTGTAGATGAAGAAGGTGACAGATGGGCAAAGGTTGATGAGTATGGGGATCGGTCATTTATGTGGGAGTACAAGTAATGCGTGTTGTTATTGTTAGTGGTGGATTTGACCCTATCCACAGTGGACACATTAATCATTTTTTGGAAGCAAAAAAATTAGGAGACATCCTTATAGTGGGATTAAATTCTGATGAATGGTTGACTAGAAAGAAAGGTAAACCATTTATGCCAATAGAAGAAAGATTGGCAGTTGTTAAATCGATGAGACCAGTTGACAGTGCTGTAGCATTTAATGATGATGATAATAGTTCTATATCTCTTATCAAACAGGCATTAATATTATTTGATGATGTTCTATTTGCTAATGGTGGAGATAGGACACAGGATAATATACCTGAGATTGATGAGTTTGATAAAGACCCTAGAGTACAATTTGCATTTGGGGTTGGTGGATCACATAAACAAAATTCTAGTAGTTGGATCCTAAAGCAATGGAATTCGACTTAGAAGAACAATTTGAACTTGGTGATTTATTACTGAGTGAAAGAAGATGTAGAGTCTGTGGTAGTGTCAAAAATCTAATAGATGGTTTTTATATAACTCATAAGAAAAGTACACATCTTCCATCATCATATTCCTATGAATGTAAAGAGTGTACTATAAAAAGAATTCAATCGAGTAGAAAGAAAGATAATGGTATTTGGAGTTATCCAGACTGGTAGTTCATGTACCGTTTCCCCGTTCAAAGCGTAGTAAATAATAAATAATCATATAATAAAAATGATCTATAGGGGTTAAAATCAGATGCCACTAAATCTCGCATCTCCTGGTATAGTTGTAAGGGAAGTTGACCTGACCAACGGTAGAGTCGATGCAACATCGACAAAAACTGGTGGACTAGCAGCACCGTTTGCAAAAGGACCAGTAGAGAGTCCTCAGCTCATAGAGACAGAAGCGGATCTTCTGGACACCTATGGACAACCATATCCAAAGGACGGACATTATGAGTATTGGTTAACTGCTTCATCTTATCTCGCCTACGGTGGTGTGATGAGAGTTGTTAGAGCAGATGACGAAGAACTTAAAAATGGCTATGTGGGTACTGCAGCCAGCGTCAAGATTAAGAGTCCTGACGATTATACCAACTTAGGGTATAACGAGAATGCTATTGCTGGTGTAACATATGCAGCAAAGAACCCAGGTACATGGTCGAACGGAATTAAGGTAGCAACTATTGATGGATTTGGAGATCAAATCTTATCAGGTATTGTTACTACAAATGTCTTAGGATATGGTTCTACAACTATTCCAATTGATCCTATAGATCTTAAGGTTGGTTACGCTGTAACTCAAGTAGTTCCTGCAAATACAGTTATTGCTGGTTCTGGTTCTACTAGTCTATTAGACGGATACTTTAAGGGACAGATTGTTGATCTACCTGGTCCAAGTCAAATCACTGTTAAATTGATTTCACATGTTTCTGCAGGTGGAACTGAGACAGCAGTTGATTATCAACAGGCAGGTACATATCAATTCTCCGAAACTGGTAACCTTGGTATTCATACAGGAGAAGATAGGAGATATGGTGAGTGGAGAAACCTTGCTCCTGGAACATATTCTGGAGTAACAACTTATACAAATTCAGTAGATTGGTTCGATCAACAGACTATACAGTTAGGTAGAGGGGACAATACCCAAGTTAAAACTATTGTTAAGTGGAATCAAATTGCTGACAAACCAGGAACTTCAGCATATGCTGCTGAAAGAAACTCTAGGTTTGACGAAATGCATGTCGTTGTTTATGACGAAACTGGTACAATTACTGGTAATGCAGGTTCAGTCTTAGAGAAGTTCACTAATGTTTCTAAAGCAAAAGATGCTCAGTATTCTGCTGGTTCATCTTCTTACTGGAGAAAAGTAATCGAAGTTGGTTCTGCTAACCTCTTTGCTGGTGGAGCTCCTGCTGGTATCACTACTACAGGATTCTCTAACGATAAGTGGGATGTATTTGGAGACGGTGGATGGGATCAGGATACTGAGAACATTACATTCAGTTCTGTTGGTAACTATGTTGCTACTCTTTCGGGTGGTCTAGATTACAACGGAAAGACTTCAATTACAGAGGAGGATGCACTTCAACTTGATATCGGTGCTCTATCAGAAGCATATGATTACCTTCGCAACCCAGAAGAAATAGATGTTGACTTCTTACTCCTAGGTTCTGCTAGTCATGGTAAGTATGAAACACAAGCATTATCAAATAAACTAATTGAGATTGCAGAATTTAGAAAGGATGCTATTGCATTCCTATCACCTTGGAGAGGATGCTTCTTAAGTCCATCTGGATCAGGTGAATCACTGCAGTTGAAAGCAGATACAGTAACAGATAACATTGTCAGTTACTACTCACCAATCACATCTAGTTCTTATGCGGTTCTAGATAGTGGTTACAAGTACATGTATGATAGGTTTAACCAACAGTTTAGATATGTTGCCATGAATGGTGACATTGCTGGTACATGTGCTAGAAACGATATTAATAACTTCCCTTGGTTCTCACCAGGTGGAACTGCTAGAGGTGCGATTCTAAATGCTGTTAAACTAGCATACACACCCAACAAGGTACATAGAGACAAACTCTACTCTAACAGGATTAATCCAATCATCACATCTCCTGGAGCAGGTATTATCCTCTTCGGTGATAAGACTGGATTGGGTAGGTCTTCTGCCTTTGACAGAATCAATGTTCGTAGATTGTTTATCTTCCTTGAGAAAGCAATCGCTGCTGCTGCTAAGGACATCTTATTTGAATTCAACGATGAGATCACAAGGATCAACTTTATTAACATTGTTGAACCATTCCTTCGTGATGTACAGTCCAAGCGTGGTATTCAAGACTTCATCGTAGTTTGCGATGAGACTAATAATACTCCTGCTATCATCGACAGTAACGAATTCGTTGCTGATGTTTACATCAAACCAGCAAGATCTATTAACTTCATCGGACTAACCTTTGTTGCTACACGCACAGGAGTTTCCTTTGACGAAGTTATCGGCAAGGTTTAATTTATTAACCCACTTTAGGTAAAAGACTAATGGCAATCAATTCCGCAAACCCACCAAAGACCTCGGAAAGGACTATTGATAAGTTCAAGTCCAGGTTAACTGGTGGTATTGCAAGACCTAATCTGTTTGAGGTAGTTCTTGCATTCCCAGATGGTACAGTAGATGAGTCAGTAAGTGACATTGATCCTAAGACAAGATTCCTTGTCAAGGCAGCTGCACTTCCTGCATCAAATATTGCTCCAATTAGCGTTCCTTTTAGAGGAAGGCAACTTAAAATTGCAGGTGACAGAACATTCGACGAATGGACAATCACTGTAATTAACGACACAGACTTTGCTATCAGAGGTTCCTTTGAGAGATGGATGAACTCCATATCCAAAGTATCTGATAACGCAGGTAATATTAACCCTGAAGATTACACTAAGGATGCATATGTATACCAGCTCGGAAGATCTGGTGTTGATGCAGGATCTCAGTCTTCTCAACAGAATATGCCTATACTTAGAACTTACAAGTTCTATAGTGTATTCCCAACAAATGTTTCTCAGATTGATCTTTCATACGATTCTTCTGACGCAGTTGAAGAGTTCACTGTAACCTTACAGGTTCAGTGGTGGGAAGCAGACGGACAAGGTGGTGCTGTAGGCTAACCTTTTTAACCGTACTAAATAGAAGGGTATCAAGGTATCTTTCTATATAAAATGGCACGGTTGTTTGGATTTTCCATTGAGGATAAAGACGATTTACCTAAGGGTGTAGTATCCCCCATTCCGCAAACAGGCGAGGATGGGGTTGATTATTATATACAGTCTGGTTTTTCTAGTCAAGTAATAGATCTTGAAGGGATCTATAAAAATGAGCATCAGGCAATACGAAAATATAGAGAGATGGCACTCCACCCTGAGGTGGATAGTGCAGTAGAAGATATTGTTAATGAAGCGATTGTTTCAGATACTAATGATTCACCTGTAGAGATAGATCTAAACAATCTTAATGCCTCTGATGGAATTAAAGATAAGATTAGAGATGAATTCAAACATATCAAAGATCTATTAGATTTTGATTCCAAGGCACATGAAATTTTCAGGAACTGGTATGTTGATGGCCGAGTTTATTATAACAAAGTAATTGATATTAAAAAACCGAATGACGGTATACAGGAATTAAGGTATATCGATCCTATGAAGATGCGATATATTCGTAAGGAACAGAAGAAAAAGGATGGAGCAGATGGTGGTGTTTTTAATACAGCAAATGTACATGAATCTCAGAAGGTATACTTTCCTAAGATAGAAGAGTATTTCATGTATACTCCTGAACCACGCTACCCTACTAACATGGCAATGGGTGGTGCAGGTACAGCAATGTCGGGGGTTAAACTTGCAAAAGATTCGATTACATATTGTACTTCTGGTTTGGTTGATAGGAATAAGGGTACATGCTTATCTTATCTCCAAAAGGCAATTAAGTCACTCAATCAACTTAGAATGATTGAAGACAGTTTGGTTATCTACCGCATGTCTCGTGCTCCTGAAAGGAGAATATTCTATATTGATGTTGGTAACCTTCCAAAGATTAAAGCAGAGCAATATCTTAGAGATGTGATGTCTCGTTACAGAAACAAATTAGTTTATGATTCAGGAACAGGAGAAGTTAGAGATGACAAAAAATACATGTCCATGCTTGAAGATTTCTGGTTACCCAGAAGAGAGGGTGGAAGAGGAACAGAGATTACAACACTCCCAGGTGGACAGAACCTTGGGGAGTTGGCTGACATTGAGTATTTCCAATCTAAGTTGTAC